GATTATCAACCTACTCACCATTATCATAACCACGGACCAACATTTTATTAAATTTTTCATAGACGTTGGTGTAAAATCTCATTGGGTAAGTTCTAAGTATTTGTCAAGTAATGATTTTTTAGGTTCAATTAATGTCAGAATTTTATCCGAACTCATCATAAATTCATCTGAATTTGTGAATTCACTTAACCAGGGAGAAATATTTAAATCAGAATCAATAAGATAAGGTTTAACTAATCTACAATCTGGTTCTCCTAATTCAGACGATACTTCCTCAACCCTCGTTATCAGGGACATATTGTTCATCAACACTAGTATTAGTACTTGACTTTCCATTCATTCTTTCCTCATAAGATTCTTTTAACATTTTTGTTGGTTCCACTATAGTAACCACCCAATCAAATCCAACTGCAATATCAGTATCGTGTGACAAAGGAATCCAGGGAATAAATGATACGCTATATTCCCTTTCATTTTCAGTCTGCTCCATTAAAGTTTGAGGAGACAGCAATTTAACAGAGTAAGGATTTTGGAATACAAATGATACTGCCTTTCCATCATCATCTACCAATTCCTTAATATCTGCAATAATATCTTCTCCAGATTTTAAAACCGCAAGTTTAATAGCCATTTACTCCAAGCACCTCAAAAAATTATAGCAAGAAAAAAGGGGGAAGTCAACTGGATTTTGCCAGTCGTTCCCCTGCGCCGACGATATTCAAATATATTTATAGATAATCTTTTCGTTTGTGGTGATCTGGAACAATTTTTTTCAAGTTGACAGAGAGGAGTCCATCTTCAAAGGATACATCTGTGACTTCTGTATCATCTGCCATTGTCCATGCTCTCTTGAAAGATCGTTGAGCCAATCCCTTATGGACGTAGTTGGTGTCAGATTCCTTATCCTCTTTTTGTCCCTCAACGAACAGTTTACCATCTTGTGTATAGACATAAACCTCCTTCTTCTTAAATCCAGCAAGTGCAAGTTCAAGTCGTGATTCTACGTTACTTACTTGAACAAGGTTATATGGGGGATAGTTGGAAGTTGTTTCATGAACATTAAATAACTTGTTAAAGTATTCATCCATACCGATACCATTTCTAGCGATTCTATCCATTAACGTAGGAAGATCCGCAGCAGTATACCTAGTGATACTTGTCATTATTGTAGCTCCTTTAAAAGCGAGTTTGTGTTGTGTGGACCCATTTGGCATCCACTATTATTTAACAGAAAACAATAAAAAAGGGAGGTTCTGACCTCCCTACAAAATTATTCGGTTTCCCCTTCAACCCTTTTTTTCTTGGCACCAATGTTATACTTGGTTTCCAAAATCCAATCACCCTTGTCCTTATACGAAAGAACTTTAATTTGATTCAATGGAGCAATATCTTGAATTTTATTGACATCAACAATTGTAATTAGTCCCCAATCAGCAAGTAGTTGAGAAATTCTATTACGACGTTGAACGTCATTTACTGTAAGATTTGCTGGTTTACCATCAAGGGCAAAAAGTTCCTTAAAATGCACCAGATAATACTTTCCTTGCTTATGCAGAATATGGCAAGATTGATAGATTTTTTTTTCTTTGCGAGATGCGACACCAATTCTGGTAAGAGTCTCACGAACCTTCAAAAAATCATCTGGTTCATTAAGAATAACTTCGACCATTTGGTCTGGTGACCACTTCACTTCAGGTTCTTGAACGACACTCATTTTGTTCCTCCGACATCAAGTTTTTGTTTAATGAAATTAATTTGTTCATCAGAAAGAATTCTCAACGCTTGCTCTGCCTTTTCGGTACTATAACCATAGTAAGATTTGACGTATTCAAGGTCTTTAATTTTTTCCTTTTTCATCCAAGGAGAAAATCTCTTCTTGGTTCTCACAGTATTTATAAGAAAATCATATTGAAGTTTCTTATCCAATTTGTTATTAACATTTAATTCATTAACAAACATAATACAATCTATACTTCCACTAAGACATTTGTTGACAATGTATGGAGTATATTCCTTTTCTAAAGTAGGATCCTCATCAAGAAGATTTTTCTTTGTTTGATTAATAGAATTCAACCAATCTTTTAATTCGACCATTTTACCAAATATCAAAGAATTATCTTTTTCTCATTTGGTGTAATTAATTTACTCCCAAACATCTCATTATATTTTTTAGAAAGATCTTCTTGAACCTCTACAACATATACAATATGATTTTTAGATATCATAATTTCGGGTTTTTCTTTACTAATTACTGTTGCCCAAGGAGCAAACCCAACACCATTATTAGTTGGAAGAACTACAAGACCATTTTGTACTGTAATTGTTTCCTCTGTTTCGGAAAGAAGTTCAGCAATAACTTCTTCACCAGTTATAATACGCAGTAATTTTACATCAATCATTTACTTCAATTTCTCCCAAAAATTCAATATCTTCAATACAATCAACAGTAACTTCATATGTATCAATGCGATACCAGTGTTTATCAACACCCAAAGTATCTGGATAAAAACCAAGATACTCCAAATCATTAGATTTATTTTCACGCAACCATGCCTGAAGACGATGGTGCATAAGTTCATCTCTACCAATCATTTAAACTTACACTCCACCATAATTTCAGTTAAAGCAGCAAGAAGGTTTATTTCTTGGTCAGCAACAAATACTGACTGATACTGATACTTTGCAACAATAAGCACAGCAGCAGCAATGGAAGGTCCATCCAGACACTCATAACAAGCATCGTAAACACGACGCAAAAGAACTCCAGAATCATTGTCTAAGTTACCAACAACCCACTTACGAACTTCTGGGAAATTCCTTTCTTTGAGACTCTTAATCAAGTCATCAGTTTTTACCTCCAAGAACGAAGAAAGAATACCTGTATCAATTTCTCCACCCACCGAGTACCTTTGGCATTCATTGAGGACTCTCCTCCAGTCTGGGAAGTGTTTGTTGATGAGTTCTACAAGGACTCTTGTATCGAACTTAATGTTTTCCAGTTCAAGGATTTGCTGGAGTCTTTTGAAGAATCCTGCTGCGATTGCTGGTTTTTGTTTTGATGTGATTGAAAACTCAACGACCGCACACCTTGAATGAAGAGGTTCAATGATTTTGTTCTTATAGTTGCAGGTGAAGATGAATCTGCAGTTGCCACTAAACTCCTCAGTAAACGCCCGTAGGAGGAGTTGAACATCATTGGTTGTGTTATCTGCCTCATCAATGATGATGACTTTGTGTTTAGCAGTTGCCGTAAGCGATACGGTCGAAGCAAAGTTTTTCGCATTGTTTCGGACAGTATCGAGGAATCTACCTTCGTCAGATCCATTGATGACATATACATCTACTCCAAGTTCATTACACAGTGCCTTAGCAACTGTTGTCTTACCACATCCAGCAGGACCAGCAAGAAGTAGGTTTGGCACTTCACCCTTATTTAGAAAGTCTCTAAATGTTTTCTTAATATTCTCGGGGAGAATACAATCTTCAATTGTTTTGGGTCTATACTTTTCAACCCAAAGAAATTCATCACGACTCATAATTTAAAAGCAAAATTTTTGTAGATAATCATTAACCAATTCTGGTTTATCTTCCAACCAATATGCCTCAAGTTCATAGACTTGATGCTGTTTTGTTATATTAGAAGACCGCATAACATCATTCAGTTTCCAAGAGTCCAACTGGATATTCTTAATTCCAATTGGACCCCCTTTGCAAGAATGAATTACGTGGACTGCCTCGTGATAGACAGTTTCATTGACATAGTGTTTTACTGGACTAATTGTATTTTTAATATTATTAGTGCAGATTACAAAATCTGGTCTAGTTAAAGTACCAAATAATTCTTTATTTCTACAGATTGGAGCATTTTCCCTAACAATATAATTTTTAGAAATAATTTTATTAAGTATTTGATTCCCAATCGGTGTAAGATAAAGAAGAAAGTCCATTATGAAAAAGTAGAATCAGGTTCAAGGGCAATATAATAATTAAGATTATATTTGGGATTTGTAAACTTAGACAGGAGTTTTTTGGAAACTACAACGTCATAAGTCCCAGGAATAATCTTAATGTTTTCCACTTTGAAGTTGAAAGTAAATTCACTATCAGTTTCACCAACAACAATAGAGAACTCGTTAGAAGTGTCGTTCTTTTTATCACGAACAACTAGTTTTACTACACCTGCTTCACCAACAGCAGAAAGATCGGGAAGTTGATAAACAGCAGATGCTTTAATTAGTTTATCGAGTTGAGAGTGCTCCAGTTGGAAGCATACATCTTCTGTTGGGAGAGTCAACTCCTTATCTGGAGGAGTCACAATTACTTCTGGGTCAGCAAAGAAGTACTTTACCCTACGTTTACCCTCTCGAATAATCAAGTGAGTATCATTTGAAAAATCAAGGTCTGGATCTTGGTGCAAACTCAAACCATTTAGAAACTGGTTCAAATCATAAATTGCAAAGTCCTTAGGAAAAGTTTCCTTAACATCTGCTTCAGCAAGAATATTCTTCATCACACTAATTGTGCGAAGTTTA